GAGTCTGGGTGCTGACCAAGACCCGACTCATGTCCGGCGCTTTAACGAGATGTCGTGGGTCTATTACTGTGACTGGTGTTGGTATCTTGGATGGGACAGAGGCTTTGTAATGCGCTCTATTGAGTTCAAACCGAGCGAGTGGGGCGGTACCCTTACCGAGCCGCTAGAAACGCTCCTACGCACTCCCACGGCGATTAACTGGATGCGTGTCGTGATGGAGAAGGTATGACGCCAGAAGAGATTTTCGAGTCGCTGCTAGGCAGGACCATCGAAGCCGTAGAAGTCGATGATGGCGACATATATCTGGAACTTGACGACGAAAGGATCTTCGGGCTATGGGTAGATGAGGACGGCGATCTGAATGCATCGCTCATGGGGCCGAAAACAAACTAGGCCCCGAAGGGCCTAGGGTCAGAATTGATAGATGGCTAGTAGGGTGACTAGGGCGACTAGGGTAGCAGTCGCAAGGTATCCTAGAAGTTCGTTCATTTAACAGCCTTATGAATGAGATGGCGGATATCTACCGCACAGCGGATGGCGGTATCGGACATATGCTCGGCCTCTTTCCAATGGATGCCAACCTCGCGAAGTATGAATTCAGCATCATAGAGCATGCTCTCAAGTTCAAATATCCTATCCTCAAGGCTAGTGATGTATGCAAGTTCGTCAGTGCTATCAACATATTCCATGATTCGCTCCGTATAGATGATTAGGCTTCTGCGCGCATAACTCGCTTGCAGATATCTCGGACTTCTCTAACAAGATCTAAAACTTGCTGTTCCTGTACTTCCCTCTTAACGTCGCCAACATAACCGCGACCGGCAAGATGTTCTGCATGAAACATAAGTTGCGAGATAACCAAAAAATCATTGTCAGTAATTGTGTGTGTAGTTTCCATGATTCGCTCCGTGTAGTCCGGCTTAATGCCGTGTAGTTAGTAGAACACAAAAAACAGAGTGGTGCTATCAGAGTTATGTATGAGGGCTATAAGGTTTTACTTATGCTGACTCTTACAGTGTTCGTTCCAAAGGTCAGCGGCTTGCGCCATCTTGAGTAGATTATCGGTAGCGACTTTCTTAGACTCGGCGTTGCGGCTGTTGGTTGACAACTCAATGAGAGTGTGAACAAGGTCAGACCATTTGGGCGAACCATTGATATAAGTAGTTTCCATAATTGTCTCCGTATAGTTAGTAGGGGGCCGAAGCCCCCACTGCTTATGACTTACTACATCGACCAATAAGTCTCACGGGAAGCACTCAAAAACACCGGCGTATCTGCTCGCTCAACATACTCTTTACCGCTGCCAAGGCTAGTGCGGGTCGCATAAGTCAGCCCGACATAAACCCTACAAGCGTCACCCTCACGCTTTTGTACATCAGCCCTCAATTCGTCTGCGCTTAAAACAGACTGCGTATCGTATTTGGTAGTACGAAAACCATCTTTGTAGCGACCATCTTTACGAGTGATGGTGACCGTGTAATGGGTTGCTTGCATTATCTATCTCCTAGTTGGGGGCCGGTTACTTGCCGCAGGGGCCGAAGCCCCTGAGTGATTACAGATCCGATTTGCTAACAACGTCAAGTAACCAAGGGCGTCACGGACAATCTTGCGTGCTTCAACAATCTGCGTTGCGGTGTAGGTGGCTTGCATGACAATCTCCTTTGTAGTGACACAACGATTGCTGTGTCTGTGTAGTCATTAGAACAAACTTTTCCTGTGCGCGGCAAACTTTCTTCATCAGTAATTCTTATAGTTGAACAACAAAAACCTTATAGGTGAGTAACATGAACGAGAATGATTCTCAAGACTCTAAAGTGCAGCGAAGTGCAGGCAAGGTGATGCCTCCGAACGCTGGCAAAGGGCGAGTTAAGGGAGTGCCTAACAAGTCCACTAGCACTGTCAGAGAGGCTATCGCTAACCTTCTGGAGCGCAATGGTGAGAACATGGACCAGTGGCTACAAATGGTGGCCTATGGTGATGAGTCGCTTAAGGTCAAGGCACAGCCTGACCGCGCTCTGGAAATCATGGCGAAACTCTCTGAGTACCACATCCCCAAGCTTGCCCGTACTGAGGTTACTGGTGACGGTGGTGGTCCTCTCAATATCAAGGTAGTGTCAGGCGTAGATGACTGAGAAGATTATCGACACCGGATATCGCCCTAGAGAACCGCAAAGGGCTATCCATAGGGCGGTTGCTGCTAATCGGTTTACCGTAGTCGTTGCACATAGACGAATGGGCAAGACGGTTGCAGCAATCAATCAGCTAATCCACTCTGCGCTAAAGTGTGGCAATGACAATCCTCGATATGCGTACATTGCTCCGACCTATGGGCAAGCCAAGCGTATCGCATGGGATTATCTGGAACAGTTCACTAGACCGCTTGACGCAAAGTTAAACGTAAGTGAATTGAAGGCAGACTTCTTCGGTAGACGCATTCAGCTATACGGTAGCGATAACCCTGATTCACTTCGCGGACAGTATTTTGACGGAGTTGTGATTGACGAGATTGCCGACCAAGACCCGAAAATCTGGAATGAGATTATTCGTCCAGCTCTTGCAGACCGGAAAGGCTTTGCACTCTTTCTCGGCACTCCGAAGGGGCGCAATCACTTTGCAGACTTTCGTGACCGTGCCGCATCGTCGTCGGACTGGTCGCTTCTGGAATTCAAGGCTAGCCAGACAGGGATACTGGACTCCGGCGAACTTGAGTCTGCGCGTAAGGAAATGGGTGACGATAAGTATTCGCAGGAATTCGAGTGCTCATTCTCGGCACCAGTAACGGGTTCCTATTATGGTGAACTGATTAACGACTTAGAGAGCCGTTCCAGAATATGTCCTATACCTTATGAGAGCCTTGCTGTTACGTTCTGCGGGTGGGACTTAGGTATGAGTGACAGTACCGCTATTTGGGTCGCTCAAATCGCGTCTAAAGAGGTCCGCATAATCGACTATGTCGAGAATCACGGTGTAGGTCTGGATTGGTATGTCGAATGGCTGCGTGACAAGGGATACGAACACGCAACGCAGATTCTTCCCCATGACGTACAAGTGAGGGAATTAGGCACAGGTAAATCTCGGAAAGAGATGCTAGAGGAAGCCGGACTTGAGATAACAGTCGCTCCTCGATTATCAGTCGCAGATGGCATTCAGGCTGTCCGCCAATTACTGCCTCGCTGCTGGTTCAATACTGACGCCAAACAGGGTATTGACGCACTGAGAAACTATCGTCGTGAATATGACGAAAAGAGAGCAGTCTTTTATGATAGGCCGCTACACGATTGGTCTAGTCACGCTGCTGACGCTTTCCGGTATCTTGCTATTGGACTAAATGAAGGTTCATCCTCATGGGATAAACCGCTAAATATTGACACAAGGTGGGTCGTTTAATGATTACCGACATTCAAGTTAAAGCCATTCTGGAAAGTGAAATTGATGATGCAATCGGTTATCTAGAATCCGATACCACCGATGAACGCTCTAAGGCGATGAACTATTACCTACGCAATCCGCTAGGTAATGAAATCGAAGGGCGTAGCCAGATTGTCACTGGTGAAGTAGCTGAAGCCGTAGACGGCGCTCTACCGCAACTGATGCGCGTGTTTACCAGTGCTGAGGACGTAGTGGCATTTGAACCTAAGTCTCCCGGCGATGAGCAATTCGCCAAACAGGCTACCGAGTATGTGAATTGGGTATTCCATCGTCAAAATGACGGATTCCTGATTCTGCATAACTGGTTTAAGGATGCACTACTCCAAAAGACCGGCGTAGTTAAGGCTTACTGGAATGATGAAACTGACGTAATTAAAGAAAAGTATAAGAACCTTACCGATGATGAATTGGTTCTTTTGTTTGCTGATGGTCAGATGGAAATCATCGAGCAAGAGACCATCGAGTCTATGGACGACATGGGTATGGTTACCCGTAGCCATAACGTCAAGGTGCAGAAGAAAGTAGGCGAGGGCAACGTAGTTATTGAGAATGTCCCGCCAGAAGAATTCCTAATGTCCAAGAATGGGCGGACTGTGCAGGACACTCCATTCTGCGCTCACCGCCGAATGATGACCCGTAGCGAATTGGTGGCTATGGGCTTCGATAAGGACATTGTGGACAGCCTTCCTAGTGGTGACAGGCTCCAGTATTCGCAGGAGCGTCTGGCTCGTTATGACCGTTCAGAGATGCCTGACGATACTCAATCAATCGACTTTGCAATGCAGGAAGTCGAGATTTATGAATGCTATATCCGCATTGATGAGGACGAGGACGGCGTTGCTGAACTCCGGCGTATCGTTTATGCGGGTAATGAGATTCTGGAAGATGAGGAATGTGATTACATTCCGTTCCATGCAATCTGCCCGATTCCTATTCCGCACAAGTTCTATGGTCAATCGCTGGCTGACCGCACTATCGACTTGCAGTTGATTAAGACGACGATTACTCGTCAGATGCTGGATAACCTTTACCTGACCAATAATGCTCGGGTAACTGTTGTCGATGGTCAGGCTAATCTGGATGACCTACTGACTAGCACTCCGGGCGGCATTATCCGTGTCAAGAATCCGCAAGCTGTTAATCAGTTGGTAGTGCAAAACGTAGCTGCACAAGCCTTCCCCATGCTTGAGTACCTAGACGGAGTTCAGGCAAAGCGCACAGGCGTGTCTGATGCCCAACAGGGTTTGAATCCAGACATTCTGAACAACGTCACGGCTGCTGCTGTAGCTGCTATGACGCAAGCCGCTGCTGGCAAGCTGGAACTGATGGCTCGTATCTTCGCTGAGACGGGCGTCAAGAGCCTCATGAAAGGCATCCTGCATCTGCTATGCAAGTACCAAGATAAACCCCGTGTAGTGCGTCTGAGAGGCCAATACGTCCAGTTTGACCCGCGTACATGGTCTAACCAATATGATGTATCTATTAACGTAGGTCTGGGTACTGGTAGCCGTCAGGAACAGTTGACCATGCTGCAAATGATTATGCAGAAGCAAGAGACGATTCTTCAGGGTTATGGCC